TTTATCCGTGTCATAGACTTTACACGGTGTCTTGTCTCTAAAGTTCTGGTAAACTGCGTTACCAACAAAGCCATTACCAACAATTCCAATCATGAGATAATCCTACTGAATCCTTTATGTTTTTCAAATCGAATGTGATCTTCAAATTTGTCTTCTAATCCATTCTTGTGAGATATGATAAAGATGTTTGCATCCTTAATAACATATCTAATTATCTTTAAAAATTCTTCTGTTCCTGTAGCATCTAATGAACTATCAAATACCTCATCAAGTATCATCAAGTTAGTTGCTACTGAATTTTTAAACTTAGCAACTTCCCTCCATGTAAAGAGAAGTGCTAAGTCGATTCGTTGTTTCTCTCCTTCACTAAAGGAACTGTATGAAAAATCCTCATGTATTGGGGATTCAATGGTTTCATTAAACTCCTCATCAAGAGTAAAGTTTATGTAAAAATCCATCATCTGTAGATAACGGTTTACTTGCTGATTTATCAGTGGTAGATACTTCTTGATGATTTTAGTTTTAACTCCACCATCTTTTAGTAGTTCGTAAGTAAAGTTGTAGTATTTGATTGTCTGGTTGTGGGTTGCTAAGGACTCATAGGTCTCCTGTAAGGTTGACTTGAACTTTTCTAACTTGTTATGCTCAGTATTTCTGTTTTCAAGTTGTTCGGTAAGTGTTTGAATTTCACTTTCCAAATCTCGTTGCTGTCGTTGACAGTTTGAGATAAGAGTATTGTTTTTAGAAATGCCATGCGTAAGTTTAGTAATCTCCTTTGATAGTTTGGTAAATTGACGTTCCCTTTCTTGTTCTTTTTTTATTGTTTGTTCTAGTTCTTGATAACCAGACTGCAACTCTTTTGCTTTTAATTGAACGTCTTTAAT